TTCTTACGTTTCTTTTCGACAACTTTATCAAATTTCGCCATAGCATCATAACCTTCCAACTCCATACATTCACTACAATCACAAACAGTATCACTGTAACAATCATAAAAACTATTTGATGATCTGTACATTATCAACATCTCCTTTTTTACTTATAAATTCAGTACCTACGCCCAAAGATTCGGGCGCAACATTATTTATAAAAACGCCTTTATCACTATCGAATTTACCCAAATAAAAAAGGACGAAATCCTGAGGATAACGTCCTAACTCCGTCTTTGAATCATTACAAATATCAATGAACGCTCGAATCGCTTCGCCCTTACTACGTAAGATAAAAGGCTGCCTGTAATACCCTGCTTTTGTGTCGAATACTGCAAATACTAAATTATCCATTTTGCTCGTAACTCCTTTGATTAAGATTTAGTGAAGCTTGAACAACTTTCTCTTTAACCAACAACCTTTCGGGTAGTACCTCCTTTGCATTAGCTTTACGCAACAATTTAACTTTAGCAAATTCAGCCGGTGAAAACAACTCAAATTTATAATCATAAAATTTTGGTGGTTTCATTTCCCGACCGCGCATAACAACAGTATCAGTACAATAAACTTCGCGTTTATACATATCGAACCAATCGGCGCCGATACCCGGACGCCGGGACATAGTAACATATTCAGGCAAAACTTCTACAACTTCACCAGTAAGCGAATTAACCACAGAATAATGATTCGCAGCTTTTTGACCAGTAACTTTTTTAATGATATACCGCGCGACATACGCCGCTGAATCATATGTAAGAGGACCAACCGTGTTGAACCCATAAGGCCACAACCTCTCAAGTAAAGGTGAACTAATCAACTCATTATGCCCCTTACCATCAGAAGCAGACCGTCTATCACAGAGGTCAACTCCAAAAAGGCAAGCGTGATAATGAGGGCGACTAAAAAGGCTGCCATACTCACCACAATGAAAAAAACGAATTGTCGAATCATGAAATTCCTTCCGTAAACGCTTCATAAACCGCTGAAAGTCATCCAGACATAGGGAACCATCACCCGGAAGCTTTTCATCGCTGTAAGTCAAAGTAATGAAGCAATTTGAGTCATGTAGAGATGCTTCATGCATAATTCTAACCGTCCACTGCCTACTGCGCTCCAAACGACACCCAATGCACTGACCGCAAGGCACATCCACGGGCTTATCAATATAACCGTGTTTTGGATTGAAAACAAGAGGAGTTTTCCCATTTTCATTAGTTACCTTGCTTCGATACCCCTTAAGGGGACTAAAACAAGGCATAAATTTACATCCTTATACCGCCTCGCATAATCGGACGGAGAATATTTTTTGAATGAACACCAGAAGAACGCCTAAAAGAACGCCTTGAAGACCTTCTGGACATACGCTTTCTATACCGCATTTGTATCAGCTCCTTTGCTTTTGGTGTCAGTCCGACAGTTATATATCAAGTAATAATATATTAGGGTCGGACTCTCGCCCTTTTGCCCTTTAAGGCAGGCCTTGCCGGCCGGGCGGGCGTGTGTGTGTTAAACCTATCTACAAAATAGGCATACAAGAACACACGCCTATCAACTTAACATCATTTTTTCAAATCTTTAAAGTCAACTGCGTCATCTTGCTTTGCTTTTTTACATATATCGAGTATATACTCAAGAGCCTCCACAACAAACGGCACATAATTTAACAATCTTAACAAGTTAATTTTTATTTTATTTTTAGCCATATAGTGGAATCTCTTTAACTCTTTACGCTTTCTGTACCAGACACGCTTTTTACTTCAACAGGCTTTGCAACAGCCAAGCCCAAATCAATCATTTCTTGTACATTAGCAGGATCTTCAACAAACCGCAAGAACTCCAACGGATCATGATTGAACTTTTTACGCAAATCAATATCCAGCAACTTAAATTGCAAACTTGCTTTCTCAACAATCTGCATAGCAGACATTAAATCCGAACTTTTAGAAAAATCACCGAAAACGGGATTTTGTTTTATATAGTTCGGCAAACGCCCGGACTTCTGATACTTACGCATTAACACATTAATATCGCACTCAGATTGAAAACAATCTTTTGTACGCTTTTCCTCCGGTTTACAAAACAACTTAGGCATAAATACCTCCTTTAAGGTTTAAGCATTTGATAAACACTACCAAACGGATTAAGACGATTTAAAATATTATCCATAAAAAACATATAGCTGTTTTTCTTCAAATCATATTCTTTACGCTGATACTCCGTCATACTACCGTACATATCTTTTTTCATACCAAGCATTTCGTTTTCCATAGCAACACCTTTATTTTCCAACGCCACTTTTTCAGCACTATTTTCCATAACCTTACGCTGCGCTTTAACATTCTCTATATCCTCATACATTTTCTTATACGATAACGCCGAACCCATAACAGACTCATTCAGATTCTGCATAACCTTTCCCATAGCGTCAGCAGCTTCGACATGTCCAGCCGGACCTGTAGCAACACCACTTGACGCAGTAGCACCACCAGGAACATCCGCGCCACCTTGCGAAAATGCAAGTATAGGATTTAGACCGGCTTTTTTCATATCAGCCATACTACGCTGATAAGCAGTGTTGCTCATTTCAGTTTCATACGCGCGCTGCTTTACAGCTTCAGCAGAATTAAACGCTTGAGAATCTTCCTGCTGCGAAGCAGCAAAATCACGAGCTTTTTGAGCTTCCGCAACATTTGTAGCGTTAGCTTCCTGCTGCGCCTTAATCTGCTCTAAACCACCGAGATACTGACCAGCACCAGGAAAGAAACCTGACACAGCAACATTACCAATCTGTTTATATAAATCAGTACCTTTATTTACAAGATTTTTCAAAGAAAAACCCATGATAACCTCCGATTAGAAATGGTCTATCATACCAGGAACACTATATACAGGCATAGGTCTAATACACTGCAAATCAAAATAACTATCAAACAAGAATTGAGGTTCAGTATCAACCGCAACAACTCTATCGATAGGCGGATTTTCCTCAATAAACGTTTGACCAAGCACCGGCAAATTCGCAAACGCCTGCGACAAATGCCAAACTTCCAAAGTACCAGCAACATTACTTCTAAACTTGCCGGTTATGATTGAAGGCTTATAACGATATTCAGCATATCTTTCCTGATAACCAAAAGGCAAATCATCATTACTATCACCTATACAAAAGATTTCTTTGTTCAGAACAGCCTGCTCACCAATATTTGCAAGTGAAGGCCAGAAGAAATCATATCTCGTAGAACGTGAAAACATTCTATTTAAACCCTGCTGGTAAGTAAGATCGGCTCTAACATTAGCAAGACCTATAATAACACAATGCTCAGTAAATGATTTTGTAAAACCATTCTGACCGCTACCAGTTGCAAACGCAGATAAATTACCTTGAGGGGTACCAGAAGCACCTGTAGCAGAATTTTGAACTACAGGATTAGTATGTATATTTATTGTACCACCACCAAGATACTCGGGACGCTGCTGACGAGCGTCCGGGCTAACAACACCAAAATGCGAACGCACAATCTCAATATATCTCGAACCACCGCGTGCGTCGCGCTCAAGCATACGCTGTACCTGAAACGCTTCACGAAGCTGATTAATTGTAGCAGCTGTAGCATTAGTCAAATCAGCATGAATATCAGGATAACCATTAGCATCTTGAGCCACAACAAAACGACAATCTGTAGTATCATAATCAATCGACTCACCATAAGCATACGCAGTTGTACCAGTCAATTTTGTAGCATCATACACAGTATAATTTGTCAACTTATTTAAATTAATCTTACCTATGCCATATACCGGCGCTTCATCGCCCAACGGTAAAAGCACACTATCGCCTTTCTGGGGCCAAGGCAAACAACTTGTAAAATAATCATGCCTTTTACAACGTTTAAGCAATACATAATTAGCCGGATCCGAAGCAGAATCACCAACATCAACAGTAACAGGGTCAATTAAATTCTGATCCCTAAACCATTCATTATAAATAAGATTATATGCTCGATGCCATAACGCACTGTGAGAAAGACTTGCGACTTCCGTCGGCAAACCTAAATAATCATGCAACGAACCGTTAACGTAACCAGTAACAGCCGGAGCCGTCATAGTAGGTATAACATATTCAGTCTCATCATCCGGCGCAATCTTTTCTCCACAGAAATTTTTCCAATGTTCCCATACCAAACGGTTAGGAACAGCAAAGAAAAACACATCAAGAAAAAGATTATCCATTATAGGCTTCACAGGAGTAGCCATACGACACAGACACGACATTTTTAAAATAAACGTATCACCAGGAAGAGCTTCATCGACGTAAATAGGCACCAAATAACCACTATCAAACGTGGTTTTATGACCATGACTACGATTAAACTTTGACCTTTGAATTTTTACATCAGGAATCTGAGAAAACACATGATTCATTACTGACTTCATACTTAGAAACCTCCTCGTTTTAACTTTCTTTTTTCTTGTAAGATCTTCTTACGTTTCTTTTCAACAACTTTATCAAATTTCGCCATAGCATCATAACCTTCCAACTCCATACATTCACTACAATCACAAACAGTATCACTGTAACAATCATAAAAACTATTTGATG